CAAAATAGATATTTAGAAAATCCTTATTATGCTGAATATGATATGAGTATTGACCCGTGGGAATTGGAAATATAGGTAATGAATGAATTAGAGCAGTTATACAAGATAGCCCCAGTATATAGTGAGTTGTTTGATAAACAGCTCGCTTTCGCTTTGTCCCCATCTCGTTTCATAACTGCTCTATGTTCTTCTCGTGCTGGTAAAACTAAAGTATGTGCAGCTATTGCAATACAAGAACTTGTAGCACGTCCAAATTCATTAGGATTATATCTTGCTTTAACTGATAAATCTGTTGCTGATATATTCTTTCCACCACTAAAAGAATTTCTTGCAAAATATTGTCCAGAAGCGAAAGTTACAGCTGATGAGGTTACATTTCCTAATGGTTCAAAGCTTCTTATTGCTGGTGCTAACAACATGGCAAAGATTGAATCATTTCGCGGGATAAAATTATTATTTTGTATTATTGATGAGGCTGCTTCATTTAGACAACACATATTAAGATACCTCATAGATGAAATTATAATACAGCGTTTATCTGACTTACAAGGTAAACTTATGCTTATTGGAACACCTGCAGCACACTGTATGGGTTTGTTTTATGATATTACAGAGCTAAATAGTGAAGAAGGTTGGGATAATCACAGGTGGACAGCATTTGATAATCCATATATGGCTGAACAATGGGAAAAAGACTCTAAGTTATTTCTTCAACGTAAAAAAGCAACTGAAGCTAATCCCAAGTATCGTCGTGAATTTAAAGGTCAATGGTGTACTGATGAAGAGCTATTAATGATTAAGCCATTCACAGTTGACCAACCACCAACACCATTTAGTACTGAAACGTGGAGAACTGTAATAGCTATTGACTTTGGATTTAATGACCAAACAGCTTTTAGTATTATAGGTTGGCGTAAAGATATGCCTAAAGCTTATGTACTTGAAACCTTTGGTGAATCTCAATTATCTGTATCTGGAATAGCTCAACACCTTATAAGACTTAAACAAAAGTATAAACCTATGAAGATAGTAGGTGACCCTGCTGGAGCTTCTAAAATTATTATTGCTGAATATTCTGAAAAATATCATATATTTATTGAGCCAGCTCAAAAGTCCAATAAAGCTGACTACATAGAAATATTTAATGACGCGCTAATTAACGATGAGTTGATATTGTGCCCTAATACAACCAACGAATTACAAAAAGAGATGAAGTCAATAGTGTGGAATGAAGAACATACAAGAGAATTAGAAGGGATGAAATGTGACCATTTAGACGCCACACTATATGCCTTCCGTGAAACATTAGAATATCTTGAAAAAATTGTAGTTATTAAGCCATTAGATGATACAGAGCGTGAACGTCAATTTATGACACATGTTATTAAACATGATAAACAAGTACGCGATAGCCGTAAAGATGACCCATTCTTCGATGATATAGCAAACTTTCTAAATACTTGATTGTTAAAATGCTATTCTTTATTACAGTACCTATGCTAAAGGATTTAAAAAGTGGCTAAAAAAGAATTACAAGGGTACCCTGACTGGTCTGACTCTGAAAAAGGTAAAGCAAACGTTACATTATTTGCTATGATATCAGATTATGACAGAAATATGAATAAAGCAATAAGTACAGGTAATCTTTACGGATTAGCTGCTTATACTGGAAATGGTAATAGTCAAATTAGTCAATACGGTTACATGAGTGATATTGACAATACTCAACAATTAGGCTCTAACTCTTCCCCACGCGTATCTTTAAACCTTACAGCTGCAATGATTGATACGTTGGTTGCAAAGCTAGCAGGTATGAGTATAACACCTAAAGCAATTACAAATAAAGGTAATGCTAGCGGTCGTAAATTAGCTAATGATTTAAATGATATAATCCAAGGTATTGATAATAAATATAAAATTAAACACTTAGTTAATTTAGCTAAACGTGACGCTATGATTAATAAAGTTGGTTATATTAAAGTAGTTCCAGAGAATAAAAAAGCTGGAGTAGATTTAAAAGTAGAGCGCGTATATTCCAATGAAGTTATTATAGATCCATCAGATGGATATTATAATGACCCATATAAGATGATACACCGTAAAGTTATTCCTAAATCTGTTGCAATTAAACTATTTCCTAAATTTAAACAACAAATTGAAGATTGCCAAGTTATTGAAGTTAGACAAGCTCAAAACACAATGACTTATACACCATCTATTATGATAGCTGAAGCATGGTGTAAGAATTCTTACCTTAAAAATGGTAGACACGTTATAGCTATTGAAAATCATACGTTGGTTGATGAGGACTATGATAAAGATTATTTTCCTATAGTTAAATTAGATTATAATGAGCCTGTAATTGGATGGCTTGGACAATCAGTTGTTGAAGAACTTTCTCCATTACAAAAAGAAGTAGATAGAATACTTGCAACAATGCAAGCTATTATGAAATTAGTATCTATTCCACGTATATTTTATGATGTAAACTCAATGATGAATCCAGACCACTTTACTAATAAAGTTGGTTTAATGATTGGTATGGATTTAAAAAATGGTGTAGCCCCTATCATACATAATGGTTCAGGTATGCCACCAGAACTTATGACTCAATTAGAGTTTGTAGTGTCACAAATGTATAGTAGGTGTGGTCTTACTCAAACTGATACTCAAGGCCAACAACCACAAGGTATTGAATCTGGAGAAGCTTTAAAGACTTTAGGTAATGTAGCTGCGGAAAGATGGCAATTACTTAAAAAGAATTATGAGCAAGACCATATTAATGTTATTGAAGTTATCTTAAAAGAGATGAGTGATCAAAGTATCACAATCAATACATTAGATAAAAAGATTGGCCTTAAACAAATCTCATCCAAAGTTATTCCTAAAGATTTTGATTCATTTGTATTACAAGTATTGCCAGTATCCTCATTACCTTCTGACCCAGTTGGTAAAATTGATACAGTTGAACGTTGGGTAAAAAATGGATGGGTTGATAAAGAGTCAGCTGCAGAATTATTACAAATGCCAGACCTTGAAGCATATACTGCACTTAAATTAGCACCTAGAGACTTTATAGATTTATCTATTGAAGAGATGATTGATTCTGGTGAATATATTGCCCCTGAGCCATATGATAACTTAGATTACGCATTAACAACAGCATTACAAAACTATTCATGGGAAAAGATGAATGGTAAAGATGAAACAAAATTAAAATTACTTAGACGCTATATGAATGACTGTCAACGTTTAATCAGTCAAATAAAGCTGCCACAACAACCGCAAGCACAAGGAGCCAATAATGCCAGCGGAAATAACAACCCAAGTTTCCCAAACGGAAGTCCAACCAACAAATGAAGTTGTAAAGACTGAAGTTGCCCCAGTAGTAGAAGATAAGTTCAAGGAGAATTTTGAACGTATAGCAAAGCAAGAAAAGTTTCAAGCTGAGCAACGTAAAAGATTAGAAGCTGAACGTTTATCTCTTGACCAAGAACGTGCTGAATTAGCAGAATACAAGAAAATAAAAGCACTTAAGTCAGAAGATCCACTTAAAGTATTAGAAACTTTAGGCTTGTCTCTTGATGAAGTTGTTAAAGCTGCTAATAGTCCACGTAATATAGACCCTGTAGCTAAGAAAGCTTTAGAAGCTGTTGAAAAATTACAAGCTGAATTAGCTGAAGAGCGCGATAAAGCGCATAAACAAAAGCTTACTAAAGTTGAACAAGAGCTTACTGCTAATATTCAAGCTGAAATTAAAGCTGGTGAATATGATTTAATAGAACAATTACAATTAAGTCATACTGTTAGAGAGTATATGGAAGAAATATACAATAAAACAGGTGAAATCACTGATATTAAAGACGCTTGTGCGTATGTTAACACATATTTAGCTGATAATATTAAAAAAGTTTTAAATAGTAAGTGGTTAAAAGAGGCTGAAAAGAAAATTGAAGAAGTTAAAGAAGTTGAACCTGTTGTAAAGACTACATTAACTAATAAAATGACTTCAGAAGCACCAAAGACTAAAAAACTTATGACAGACGCAGAAAGAATGCAAGAAGCTATTAAAGCATTAAGTCAATCACGCTAAGGGGATTAAATGTTAAAGATTATATTAAGTTGTTTAATTGGATTAAGTTCTATTGTAGCAACTGCTAAAGAAAATATTGTATTAACTG